CTTGCCGAGACCGGAGATGCTGAACACCTCGCAGATGCGGTTGTACTCGCCGGGGCTCGCCCCGATCTCCCTCTCAAAGAAAATCTTGCCGATGAATGCAGACATGGGAACTCCTGACGGTGGGGAACGAAAAAACCCGCCTCATGGGCGGGTTCGGGGACTGCTCGGGTGGAACTACTTGCGGGCGGCTTTCTCGATGCCGGCTTTCAGTTCCGCGGTAACGGCTGCAACCTGTTCGGGTGCAGTGGATTCGAATGCGGGGACTAACCAAGGCTTGGCTTGCATCTTCGATGTGCCCAATTCCAAGAACTGGACGGCGTAGAAGGCTTCGCTATCGACGCCTAACAGAGCCGCGGCGGCCTGCTTGTCCTGGCTAACGAACGTCTTAACCTTCACGTTCTTCTTGGCGAACCCTGGCAGGACGAGTCGGCCCTTATAGGTCCGATGCTCGACAGTGCCGACCGGGATGGTTTCCTTCGCCTTCGCCAGTGCAGATCTGATGCCCTTCGATGCTGCCTTGCGGAGAACGGCGCCTCGAGCAGCATCACGAAGCCCAAGTAATTTGGCGTCCAGTTCTCTGAGGACGGCTTGATTGATGCTGACGTCCGTCCCACTCTTGAATGCTGTCGTCAGTCCTTCAGCAAACTTCCGCGCCGACCGAGAGACGGGGGCGATGCCCGCGTCATACTTGCTGGTCTCGATCTGAAGTCGAGCGACCAGCCGAGCAAGATTGGAAGCCATCAGTGATGCCAGATGCCAAGGATCAGGCGATTACGGAAGATGCCCGGATCAATGTCCGGCGCTACATCAAAGTCATTCTCGATGAAGCATCGCTCGACATAGGTCGAGCCCATGTAGCCGGAATAATCGATAACGGCCGTCCTCACCGCATCCGCAAGCGTCTCGGCGTCTTCGTAGGTGCGGGCATAGGAATCGATGCTGACGCGAGACTTCCTCAGTGCCTGGGTGGCACAGAAGGTCTCATTGCGCTCCGTGTCCTCTACCGAGTACACGACGCATGGCCGCTTGCTGGCCTCGTCATAAACCTGATCCGGAATGACTTGCGGGAACACCCTGTCCCCGGCAATGGCAATCACCCCGCCGACAGACTTCAGGTAGGTATAGAGACCGGCCTTGATGCTCATCCCTTCCGCCACCCGTCAGCCTGACGCTCGATGCACTGAAGGAACATTTCTGTCCGACGCTCGTCTCGAGTCCTGACGCCGACAATCTCGTAGGTCTTAGGAACTGTCGGGCTCCCCGAATCAGGCGGCTCCCACAGAACCCGCATGGTCGAACGCACTCCGGACAGGTAGCGAATTCGGATCAGGGTGTCGAAGGCCTCCTGTTCCTGTGCGGCTCCGAACGTCCGGAAGGCTCGGGCCGGTTCAATCGCGGCCCAGATGGTCGCGAAGTTCTGCCACGAATAGTCGATGCCGCCCATGCTGTCCCTGCCTTCCGTGCGTGACTGAAGGGTCACGCGATGACATAGGTCACCGGCTTTCATGCGGCTTCCAAGGATTGCAGAGCATCGCGGTAATCCTTCTTCTCAAAACAGGTCAACGCGGAATCCGTGCAGTTCCAGACTTCGATGCCCATGCGCTTCAAGATAGGGGCCGCTTCGTTGAAGTGCCGAATCCAGACTTCATATGGATGCTGCCGCTCCAGACTGGACGGATGACTACCGAAGAAATGCGTCCGTCCCTTGGACTTGCAGTCGAACCCGAACAGAAGGATTCGCTTGGCCCCGAATAGGACGGCCAGATTCAACGCCTGATAGCCCGAATTCCGCCCCGACCGTAGATGGGTCGGCCGTTCATCAATGCCGCTCTCGCCGCCGTTCTCGAGCTTCAGGACCGATCGATTCGTCAGGCTGACTTTCAGCCCTTCGAACTTGTACGAATCCGGGTGAACGTCCCAAAACCTGAGGTCGCAGCAATAAAGGACATCGGCCCAAGGCGCGATCCTGTAGCAATTGTTTACCGCAATTGCCTTAAAAAGCCTTTGAGCATGCAATGCCGACAGAGCGTCGGCTATCTCCTGCGACATGCTTGGGCCGGTGGCCAGAATCGCTGCCGTCTCGCCGTCCCAATCTCGAGGGACAGACCATTTCACCGCGCTGACTCCCAGATTTCGTCATGTTCGGCTCGCTTCCAGTTCGGAAGCCACGGGCCTCCGAGCGTGAAATGAGCGATCTTTGGCGAGGCTGGCTTCTCCTCTACGCGCACCAGCCAATTCCAAGCGGCCGGCAGATAACCAATCTCGTCCTCGCTGCACCAATAAAATCGGTGCAGGTCGCGGCCCGGCCTCTCGTTTACGTCTTGGATGCTGAGACGGTGATTGGCTGGGTGGTCGGCGTTCAGAAGCATCACGCTTGATTCGTTTTTCCTCGCGTATCCCAATTGAACTTGCCCATCCATCTTCATGCCGCCACCCCCCTGATGATGCTTCACCACCATCACTGCCTTGGACGGGTCGGCCAGTGCAAACAACTCGGCAATGTCTGCCATGAAGACGACATCGCAGTCCGTGAACAGCGCCCATCCAGACTGCGCCAAATGCGGAACTAAGAACCGCGAAACGTGAAAGGCCGTTGAAGCCGGAGCGTTGCTGGGGAGGTCGTAAATCCCGCCTCTCAGATCGGTAGGCCGACGAAGCAGCCCATAGGCCGCCAAACGTTCCGCATCCAACTTCGTGACGTTCGCTGAAGGACTGACAGCCTTGAGAGACTTCTCGGCTACTCGGTACGCTTCATCCTCGCGCCCGTCGTAACCGATATAGACGTTCATGCCTTACGGGCGACCATCCGCATATCCCGCATGCTGGCCCCTGCTGCGTGCCATTGCGGGCGCTCCTCTTGAATCTTCGTGAAGCCGTTACGCTCGAGTAGAGCCGCCATCGACTCAGGCGAATACGAATAGCGGTGCATCATGAAAGGGTCCTTCAAGGTATGGTCCCCATAGAGTCCCCATAGGCCCATTTGGTCAGGATGCTTGCCCGCAACCTTGTATCCGCTGATGACGTTCTTGCAGCACTTGATGAGGTCCGGGCATTCGATGACTAGACGCCCGTCAGGCTTCAGCAACCGACACCATTCTTTAACCGCTGCCTCAGCGTCCCACGGCAAGACATGCTCGATGCCGTGGATGCACATCAGCTCGTCGGCGCATTCATCGGGAAGAGGAATGCTTGTCATGTCGGCAAGGATTTCCGGAACCTTCCCCCGTGCTTTAGGATGCTTGCTGACGACCGCGTCTACGTTGGTCCACCCTTCTAAAATGTGGCGCCCCGCACAAACATTAATTTTCATGCGGTCGTTTTCAGAATCCAGTTCCACGCCTGCGCCGCTTCTGACGGGCGCCAGTTCCACCAGCCGAGACGCCTTAGAAACTCTGCCCGCTGCTCTCGCGTCGGCGTCGTTCCATGTCGGTAGAGCGTCCAGGCCGCGCCGTCTTCGCACTCAACCGGGATACCTGCGATGCAGGCGTCGACCGCGACGTTGCTATGACGGCAGACGACCAGTGAGCATCCCTTCAAGGCTTCCTCAATCGGCATGCCGTGCTTGAGCGTTGCCCCAGGAAGGATCGGGGTCTGTTTGCCCTTCGGCCTCCAAAGAATCTCGCGGCCCATTGCCTTAAGCCGGGGCATCTGGGCAAGTTCCCATTGCATCGTGTTCAGTCCGTAGAGCCGACCGGACTTCATGCCCAAGCCGATGAGCAGGATCGGGCCGTTAGGGTCCGCGTCCTCTCTCAAGACGTGCTCGCGCCTGGAACCTTCTGGAGCAAGTGCTAACTGTTCTTCGGTCGGATGAAGCGAACCGATAGAAAGCCGCATGGAATCTTCACGATCCCAATAGCCAAGGTCCCAAACGACGACCGTACCGCCTGCCGCCTTGTGCGCCTCTAACGCCGCATGCCTCTGAGGCAATCCAGCCCCGTACATCATCAGCAACTTGTGCCGCCCGGTGTATCTGCTCGTCGGAACGGTTCCTTTCGGACCTGTCCGGATCATCGCCGCCAGCATTCGCTCGCCGCGCTTCGACATCCTGACGTCACCAATCAAGACTTCGGCGCCTTCGGGATTCATCAGAACCGCCCGAGCCAATCCTTAAGCCGTCCTGCCGCCTCTTCAAGACTGAACCGGGCCTTCAAGAACTCTTCTTGAATATGAACCCGATGATCTCGGTCCATCAGAGATGCGACCGCTGGCGCCAAGTCTTCAAACTTATCGGCCCAGCACTCCAGGCCGGTCGCCAGTTCCAAATAACCGGCTTCTGGGGAGCCAATGAACGGCGTGCCGGTTCCGTGAGCGTTGGACATCTTCACACCACTTTTCCACTTCCGAGGCGCGTACCCAGTGGCGCCCCGCAGAGCTAAAACGATGTCCAGATCCACCAGTCTCATAGGGTTAACTACGAAACTCGCTCCGACCTGTCGGCAGACCTTCTCAATCGTCGGGCGCCATGCCTCGATATAGGCGGCTCCGCCTTCGTACCCGATGACCTTTACTTCCTTGCGAATCTCGTTCGTCCCATTCCAGGGACGATAGTGATGCGGCAGCCACAGGATCGGCAGACCGAATACCGCAAGGTCCGAAGCCATCTGCTTCGTCGCTGCGATGAACCCGACTGGCTTGATGCGCTCGACTTCATTCGCTAGCCACTGCTTGCAAGCGGCTTCGTCCCATTCGTTTCCGTAAGGCTGCGGCCAAGCGTCGACAACATCCCAGATCAAACGGCCCCGATAGCTGCTCGCCTGCGTATTCGATACTCGCTTCA